TAACATTCATACCTACATATCCAATAACAATACGCCGCTGGAGGCAGACGGCTATGATTTCACGGCCAAGGATTACGGATGCCTGACTGATGGTGACGTGGATCTGAAGGCACCCATCTCTGTGGCCTTTGACTATAACGCCAATATCAACTGGCTGGTGGCAGCACAGCGTGACGGCAGTACGCTCAAGATCATCAAGAGCTTCTTTGTCAAGTATGAGCGTAAGCTGCGTGAGCTGGTGGATGACTTCTGCCATTACTACAGGGCACACCTGATGAAAACGGTTATCTTCTACTATGACTCCACTGCTCTGGGCAGTAACTATGCAGTCAGTAATGATGACTTCCGGAGCGTAATAGTGGAACAGTTCAATAAGAACGGCTGGCATGTGGAGCAGAAGTTCATAGGTAAGCCGATGAAACATACCGAGAAGTACACTATCCTGAATGACGGATTCAAGGGAGCAAAGCATCTGCTGCCTATGTTCAATGCAGAGAATAATGAAGCGCTGCTCATAGCCATACACATGGCTGAGGTCATCATAGACAGCCGCGGATTCCATAAGTACAAGTCCGGAGAGAAGCTGGCAGAGAGTGAGGATGATCTGCTGGAGCACCGTACTGACGGCTCTGATGCCTTTGATACTCTATACCTTGGTAACGTACTCTATCCATACGTGGTGAGCGCTCCGCTCGGCACGGCTCTCTGATTTTTTTTCGCCTGGCATATTCGCTGCAAGCTCTTGCAATTGCGGCCTGCCGGAGAGGGCAGGGCGTGGAGTCAGCTTCGCAAAATGTGATGTTTCTGACTGAAAATGGAGTATTTAGCGTTTTGAGGTGTAATTTTTTGAGGTAAATGCGTTTGTGACTGCACTGTGTCCTAAAATACGCCTGATTATGGGGGTATTTTTGTTCAGCAAAGGGAGCTAAATATGATATCACAGAGTAAGATAACTACGCTGGTGGAACACCTGAAGGAGTTCTCCATCGTATGGGTTGCGGAGGATGGAGAGCTGGTCCGTGTGGATCACTGCCGGCTCACTTCATTCCATGGCAGCGGCCAGACGTTCAATATCATGCTGCTGCCGAGCAAGGAGATCCGCTCGGTGAACAGATATACGGTAATAGAGTTTAACGGAGAAGAGGTAATATTATGAGTCTACAGAATGGTATCGAGATAGTGGAAGATGTCAACCTGTATCCTGACATCAAGGCTATCGTAGCCATAGACAGCCGTAGTAATTTCAAGCTGGACTATGACATCAATCCGATCAAGATCGGAACGTATAAGGTGGCACCATGGGGTGAAGATAACCTGCTGCCTAATCATCTGCTGGCAAAAGCCGCTAAGAATGATGTGCTGTCTGCAAACCTGCACTTTAATTCCAATGTATGCTATGGCCTGGGACCTAGGCTGGTGAAGGCTGTGCGTGATGATAAGGGCCAGCGTATGTATGACGCCAAGGGCCAGATGGTGACTATACCGGTGGATGAAGGTGAGGAGTTTGACTGGTTCGAGGCTAATGATATACCTCTGTTCCTGATGCAGCAGCTCACTGACATGAACTATTTCTACAATGCATTTGTGGAGCTGCGTCCGGATCGTCAGAAGCAGCATAAGATTGCTTCTATACGTCATAAGGAGGCTGTATTCAGCCGCTGGGGTATGATGGACCGTCATGGCAGCATCAACTATCACTACTACTGCGCTAACTGGGATAAGACTCCTGGAGTGGATGATATCATCTGCAGCCGTGTGATTGATGAGTTCCGTGCCATTGAGGATCTGGAGATCTTCTCTGCTGCCAGGGAGCGTATGATATACGGCGTATATATGCCGTCACCTGGTAAGCCGTACTACAGCCGTCCAGAATGGTATTCTATCTTCAGCTCAGGATGGTATGATCATAGCGTTATGGTACCGGAACTGAAGAAGGCCATACTGAAGAATCAGCTGGGTGTCAAGTACATCATCTACATATCTCCTAAGTACTTTGAGAATATCTGCAAGCAGGAGGGTATCGATATGAATGACCGTACCGCATACCAGGAGCGTGTAGAGAAGGAGAAGCAGAAGTTCAATGAGTTCCTGGCAGGCCAGAATAACGCAAACAAGGCTATCATGGCACTGAAGGAACTGATGCCTACAGCTGCCGGATCTACCGAGCATAAGTACATCGAGATCACTCCGGTACAGAATGATCTGAAGGGTGGAGAGTATATCGATGATACCGAATCAACAGCCAATATCATCTGCTACGCCATGGGCGTTCATGCCGGTCTCATCGGCGCTACACCTGGTAAGAATAACAAGCTGGTAGGCGGCACCGAGGCACGTGAGCTGTATCTGATGAAGCAGGCTATGATGAAGCCTCTGATAGACCGCTGCATGAGGATCCTATCTATAGTCAAGAAGTATAACGGCTGGGATAAGGATATCTTCATCCAGCTGCCTGAGTACATTTTCACAACTCTGGATCAGAATAAGTCCGGTAAGGAAGAATCAACAAATAGCGAGATATGATTGCAACGGTTACTGATATGAAGGCGTTCCTTCCTTCCATCGTTATGAAGGGTACGCCGAATGTGTTTGATGACGCTCTGAAGGTGGCGCAGCAGCAGCTGGAGGATAAGATCCTGGGTAGTGCTCTGATGGACGCCATCGATGTGGCTACCACAGCCTATCCGGAATTGAAGGAGAAGTGCCAGCGTATAGTATGCGTGGATGCGTTTCTCAGTGCCATCCATGAGATGGATCTGGTTCTGACGGATTCCGGATTCGCAGTGATCCAGGATGAACAGATGGCTCCGGCCAGCAAGGATCGTGTGGCTAATCTCAAGGCCAGCCTGCAGGACCGTCTGGATCTGTCACGTGACCTGCTGATATCATGGCTGACAGATCCGGCACAGGGTACACTGGCATGGGGCGGTACCGAACAGTTCAAACGCCTGACATCCGGTCTGTTCCTGACCTTTTCTCAGTTCAAGGAGGTAGCAGTGTATAACAATGTCACAGCCAATGCATATCCAAGGACCTGGAGTGACTACTGCAAGCTGATAGGTACGCTCTCAGTGGTGCTGATGACTAATGCTGCATCATACATCTCTACGGAGTATGCCAGTGAGCTGCTGGAGAAGGTACGTGACGCAGAGCAGATGGATGATGTGGAGATGACCGTGCTGCGTCTCATCCGGACGGCCATAGCAGCTCTGGTGCTTACTGATGCTGAGACCTATCAGCAGCAGATAACCAAAGCTGTGGCTGTGATGAAGGCCAATCCGGAGAAGTTCCCCACATACATGCATTCCAAGGCTGCCAGCGCTCCTGGAATAAACCACTCCGATACGCCTATTTTTTCTATGTTCTAAATACAACTATGCGCAAGATTATCAATTTTTTCAAGAAGCTCTTTATGGGGCGTAGAGCGGAGAAGCTGGATCTGGTTTATCCTACGTCATGGGAAACCATGTCACTGCAGGATTTCAAAGATGCCTGCGAGGTGTTATCTCATCCTAACGGTAGGGCGGAGATGCTGTTCCTGCTGTGGTGCCGTCTGGCTCATATTGTTCCGGCCAATCCGAACAGGTATGATCCGAAGGCCATCAAGGATATGTTTCCCTTCACCTTCAAAGGTAAGGACTATGTGGTAGGTTATAATGTGGTACATGCCGGTGCCAAGGATATGGAGTATATCCTGGATTCCATCGGCCTTCCGCCGTCACCTATCGAGGGTGTAGACCGTAAGCTGTACGGAGTGCCGTTTAACGGTTACTACCAGGCTGCCTCATTCATGATGCGCTACTCGGCTGATAACAATAATGAGAAGTGGCTGAAGGAGGCGGTGAAGAGTCTTACCGGTGGCCGTGTGCGCCGTCTGCTGCCGTGGCAGAAGAAGGGCGTGGTGATATGGTGGAACGGCGTGCAGGATTTCCTGCTGAAGAAGTATCCGGATGTGCTGACATCGGAAGAGAGCATCACCAGCAAGACTCAGGCAGACCTGCTGCTGGATCTGCTCTCCACTATGAATGATAACAAGCCTCAGGATAATGACAATATCCTGAAGTCTGACACACATGCTGTACTGTATTCACTGAATAAGATATATGCTAAAAGTAAGCGATCTCACTAGGCTGCTGCAGTCCATACCGGAGCTGCAGGGCGAAGGACATATTCTTGAGGGTAATGGCTATGATGGTATCATGGCCATCCTCAAATCTTTGCGTGAAACATCATATCCGTGTGTGATACTGGAGAGCCGTGGCAGTGGTCAGTTCTCTATAGGTCAGAGCGGTCCGCTGGATACCGGTACTCAGTCCATGTGGGTGATGGGCCAGATGGGACGTAATGAAGATGAATGTGCTTTATATCGCAGCATGTTCAATCTTTGTAAGAAGATCATACGTGCCATGTTGAGTCAATATCCAAACGTATCACTGTCACCTGCCCAGGCTGATGCATCTCTCACTGACTGGGATCCTACCAGGATATCATACATGCAGCGCTATGGCGGTCCTACCTGCCGTGGTTATGAGCTGATGCTGAACTTCAGAGAGTATACTGACTTCACTGTGGCTGAAGGCTCCGGCAGTGGTAGCGGTAGTGGCAGTGGTTCCGGAACAGGTAACTGATAGCCATGGGAGCGCGTGAGGATGGACTGAGAGTGATGGCCGAGCGCTGGGCGGAGATTGTGCTGGAGCGCTGGATCCGCCGTATCAATGAGATGGAGGTCATCGATACCGGTGAGCTGCTTCAGTCTCTCCAGGCTCATGTGAGTGTGGATGCCAATGGATCTCCGGAGAAGATAACATTCTTTTATACCTGGTATGGAATCTTTCCGGATATGGGCGTAGGCCGCGGAGTCCATCTGGGTGAGCAGTCTGATACCAGGTCCAAAAAACCTTGGTACAGTTCTGTGTTCATAGGTCAGGTGAATAAGCTGGGACGTCTGATGGCGGAGCGTTACGGATATGACGCTGCAAACATTCCGCTGCAGGCGTTTGAGAATATAAGTAGTGTGGAAATAAAGTAATATACAATGGCCGGAAATACAGTATATAGTGAGAGTGTCGTAACTCTTAACGCATCACAGGCTCAGGCCACAATGACCGCTCTGCAGAACCAGGCGGATGTGCTGCGTCAGAAGATGATTGAGGCTACTCAGATAGGAGATGTCGAGAGCGCCAAGAAGTACCAGAAGGAGCTGGATCAAGTTCAGAAGTCCATGTCATCCATCAAGAAGGAGACCAAGGATTACCGTGAGATCCTGAACCGTCTGAACGGAGCCAGCATGAATGAACTTCAGAAAGCTGCTCAGGGCCTTAACCGTGAACTGAGAAAGCTGAAACCTGGTACTGATGAGTTCATCCAGAAGAGTAAGGAACTGAAGCAGGTCCGTGACCGGATGAAGGAACTCAATGATGAGACCAAACAGACACAATCTCTCCTGAGCAAGATACCTCCTGCTCTGAAGGCATGGCTGGGTGTGGCTACTGCAGTGATAGGTGGTCTTATCAAGCTGGGTAAGGATCTTATAGCCAATACTCAGCAGTACGGTGATGTGTTTGAGGCTGAGATGGCCGGCATGAAGGCAGCATACCAATCTCTTATCATAGATATGGCCAATGGTACCGGATGGAATGAGCTGGTACAGAATATGCGCTCCGCCTATGAAAACGGTAAGCTGGTTGCTCAGATGCTGGATGAGATCTTTGAGCGTCAGAACTCACTCTCCATGATGGAGGCTGAGTATAACGTGGAGATAGAGCGTAATAAGCAGCTGATGCGTGACCAGACTCTCTCTGATGAGGAGCGTCTGGCTGCTGCTGAGGAGGCTGTACGTCTGGAGAGGGAACTGGCTACCGAGAAGCGTGATGTGGCACAGCAGGAGTATGACGCCTATAAGCTGCAGCTGCAGACCAGGACCAGGATGAATGATGATGAGCTGCAATTCCTGGTACGTGAGTATAACGCTAACAAGGATATCATTCGGCAGGCAGATGAGTATAATACCGAGCTGAATAAACGTAAGCAGCTGCTGGCAGGTTATGAGGCTGCCGGTAACTACCTGGCATACAGTAAGGAGATCGAGAAGGCGAGGGCCGAGATCAAAGCTCTGGAGGATGATACGGATCAGTCCATTAAGGATGTGGCTGCTATGGTGGCCAAGTATAATCTCTCCAGTGATGAGATGGTAAGCCAGTACGTGAAGAGTTATAACTCTATGCTTAGTGCAGAGAGTAACTTCTATTCTGCCACTACCAGGATAGCTACCACTGCCAGTGGTCTGCGTAAGTCTCTCATCGAGGAGCATGCCAAGGCCAATGATGCTGCGTATAAGGAGGAGATATCCGCTGCCGAGAAGCATTCTACAGAGCTGCTTAACATAGAGAAGAAGCGTTATATCGATGGTGAAATAACAGCCGAGACGTATGAACAGCGTCAGAAGGAGATCCAGCGTCAGGGCCTGCAGGATAAGATTGATATCAGCAAGAAATATCTGAAGGATAGTCTGGCTTATCAGTCACAGCTCCTGGATATGACTCTGCAGGAGCAGATGAAACTGCAGGAGGAGGCCGATAAGGTAGCTGCTAAAGAGACAGCCAAACGTCTGGATGAGGAAGCTAAAGCACTGCAGAAGCAGATAGAGGAAGAGGCCAAGGAGAATGAACGTCTGCAGAAGCTGGCTGCGGATCTGACCGGCGCTACCAGGGTGGTGGCATTCCAGGCGGAACTGGCAGATCTGGAGACGCTGATAGCGCAGAAGCTGATTGATGAGGAGGAGTATCAGAAGGCTAAGGCCGAGATTATACAGAGGTACCAGGCAGAACAGCGTGAGTATGATATCACAGCTTGGAAGAATAGTCTGAATACTGCCAAGAAATATCTGAGTCAGATATCCACTGCCATGAATAACCTGCAGGAGACTAAGATGGCTCAACTGGAGGCTCAGATGAATGCTGAGCTGGAGGCAGCCGGTGACAATGCCGAGCGCCGTGAGCAGATCGAGCAGGAGTATGAGGCCCAGAAGCTCAAGGTCCAGCAGCGTTATGCCGATGTGAATATGGGCATACAGATTGCCCAGGCTCTGGCTAACGGAGCATCGGCTATCCTGGCTACTTATGCACAGCTTGGTTTCACTCCTGCCGGTATAGCTGCATCAGCACTGATGGCAGTGGTGACCGCTACTGAGGTGGCCATGCTGGTGGCACAGCGTAATGCCATACGTAGTGCCAGCGTGCAGTCCAGCTCCGGATCATCCACTCCGGCACCGGTAGCACAGCGTACCGTGAACGGATACAGTACCGGTGGTTATACTGAACGTGCCGGCAGTGACATGCAGGAGGTGGGGGTGGTACATGCCAATGAATGGGTGGCTCCGGCCAGTATGGTACGTGCTCATCCTGTGCTGTTCCGCTCCCTGGAGAGTATGCGCCGTAAGGAGCGTGTGAAGAGCGGTATGCCTGGTTTCGCAGATGGCGGTATGGCCGGAGAGATAGACAGTGATGATGTAGTGGTATCCAAGGCGGATCTGGACCTCCTGACGGTAGCCATAAATAAACTTCTCACTACTCCGCTCAGAGCGTATGTGGTGAATAGTGAAGCTAACGCCGTTCAGGAACTGAATGAACGTATCAAATCAATAACCAGTATAGAATGAAGCTGCATATAAACAATGGCGAACTGACGCTTCCTAGGGATTTCTCCTTTGAGATAGTGCAGAATAGTGCCTTCTTCTCAGGTGATGGCACTACCAGTATACCGGCTACTATACCGGCTACTCCTGCAGACCAGGCTAAACTGGGATGGCCGGCACGTCTGGGACGTAAGAATCGTTACGTCAATGCATATCCGGTGATGCTGGAGCATGGTATCTTCCAGAAGCGTGGCACACTGGTGGTAGATAGCGCTACGGAGCATGGCATAACCTGCTCTATAGCTCTGGAGAACTCCGATCTGTATGCCAAGTTCAAGGATAAGGAGATCAAGGAACTGATGGCAGATGAGGTGCTGACAAACTATAATACTGCCCATGATTGGGGTTTGTATTTCCAGACCGTATATATATTGAACGGCGCCAATGGATTCTGCGTGTTCCCTGTGGCCGTGGAGAAGGATGATGACGGATATCAGATAAACAATGAGCCTCTGATAGAGAGCGGTCATCCTATCTGGAGCCTGAATTATGCGGCCAGGGAGGTCCGTGAAGGTGATGTCTATGTAGCTGTGCCGGAGGGATACGGCATAGCTCCGTTCTTTTTCCTGTATGAGGCTATCCGCCGTATCATCAAGAAGTGTGGTTTTACTCTCACAGCTAACTGCTTCCAGACAGATAACCGTCTGAAGAACCTGGTACTGGTTCATAACTGCTCGGATGCCATTTGCTCTGGCACCGTGCATATAGCAGACCTGCTGCCTTCCTGTAAGGTGGGAGAGTTCCTGACCTGGCTGCAGAAGAAATTCAATGCCGTGGTGGATGTCAACTCATCCACTATGAAGGCTCAGGTGGTGCTGATGGAATCCATACTGTCCGGAACACCGGATATGGATATCAGTAGTAAGCGTCTGGGAGATATGACGTATCAATACTCTCCGTCCAGCCGTGTGATCCTCAAGTCAGACACATCACTAGATGGTGCCAGTCCTGCTACTGAGACTCTGGAGGCGCTGATAGAGAAGTATGGCAGCTGTGCTGATGTGACGGAACAGCAGTTTAATTCCTACGGCAGCATGCCGGATGGTCTGGTACGGCGTAAGAGTACAGGAGATTACTATATCATCAAGCGAGATGTGGCTCATGGTAATTTTAATCCTGCATACGTGAAGGAGCGTGTAGGATCATCATACTTTACTTATGACCGGCATAACAGTGATCAGAGTGTGGATGAGAATGCTGCGGATAAGATGCCTCCTATGGTATTCCAGTCCGGAATGCTGATGCCGTATATTGGTGACCGTGTTAACTGCCGTACCGGTATCAATGAGAAGGAGGAGAATACTGATCAGGATATAATCGTAGTAGACTATGGAGGCATGGCAGCAGCTGGCACTTACAGGTATGGCACCACACAGGCTGCAGATGATTCCGGCGCAGTCCGCTCAGGTAAATATGAGATATTTGGTCAGAGTCTGTATGATCAGTACTGGCATAGGTTCAATAAGATGCTGCGTAATAACAAGGTATCTGTAAGTTCTAATCTCATTCTTTCCATCAAGGATATTCTGCAGTATGACCTGTATAAGCTGAAACACATGGACGGCCAGCTGCTCATACCTAAATCTCTGCAGTATGAGGTAGGCCGTAGCATCCGCTGCATGGATGCGTCATTCTATCTGGTAAAGGATTTTGCTGACGGTGTGGATGATCAGGATTCTGTGATGCCTGCCACTCTATACCGCTGGGAGATAAATCTTTCAGAGCTATTTGCAATTGAGGCTCAGGCATGGGAAGATTATCCAGGATTTCAGATAGAAGTTGATTATAATTCTGATGATCCATATCAGGGAGATCTGCCGCCGGTCTATCTACCTGCACCTACATCTCTTGGTCAGATTGCATATAAAATACAGCGTTCTGTGAGGGTATGGGTAAGGAATCCTATAAGTGGTAGTACGGAGACTTATTGGGATACTCATTACTGGCAGTGGTTTGATTCCGTTGCAATTTGATGTCTCAATACCTATATGGGTGTAATCGTACTTTTGGCATAGAAACAAGTAAGTCATGGCAACAGTAATACAGAGTCCGGACAGTCTCAGTCTGCTTCGTAACGTCAAGCACTTCATACTTAACACCACACAATCTGTGGCGCTGAAGCTGATGATAGGAGATGTGGTCATCATGGATGAGACCTATACTCCTGATGCTGATAACCGTGTGGATGTAGATGTGATGCAGGTTCTCTCTGAGCGCCTGTCTATATCCATACCTTCATCTGACAGTTTTGAGCAGACTGCAGGTAAGGCTACCGTTACCTATTACGTAGATGGTGCCCAGATATCATCCTTCGTGGTGATTGCCGGAGGTGTGCGTAAGCTAGCCGAGACTCCGGCTAATTTCTGTGCTGCTAACTGGATGACCTGGCAGCCGCAGACCAAGGCCGTAGGTTATGACTCTCCGGAGTTCCTGACCTACTACCATCAGGCTGCCGGAACGGTCAAGGCTATGATATATCCTAAGGTGGGAGATCCGGTGACTCTGACTCTCTACAGCGGCACTGCCGGAAAGCTGATGACCTATAACGTGGCTATGAGTCATATCTTTGCTCAGGCTACCGGTTATGATGCTGATGATCTGTATGGCCTGGTGGATGTATGGGTAGAGAACGGTTCCGGTACGAGACTCACTTATATCCAGCGTTATGTATTCTCTCCCTACCATGGTGATGAGCACTGTTTCTGCTGTGTGAACTCTCTGGGCGGCATTGATACGTTCATCTTCACAGGTGCCCAGCATCTGGTGCCCAGTTTCGAGCGTGAGAGTGGCACACAGGGTGACAGCATAGTGGATATATCGGCAGATCAGTCTCGCCGTTACAGCCAGCATACCGGTCTGGTGAGCCGTCAGATGGCGGCATGGCTATGGGATTTCTTCTCATCGGACCACCACTGGATACTGACTGCCGCCGGCATGGAGTCAATCGTACTGGATGCATCGACCATGGATATATCTGATGAGGATGTCTCATCCGGATGTACCTTCAATTTCGTGCTGGCCGAGGATGGCACGCTGCTTAACGTAGATCGA